AACTGATCTGCTAATGTGGATTCATCAGAATATATATCTAATGCAGCAGAAATAATAGGATCCTTATCCATCATTTCATAATCAGTATATAATTGCATTCTATTTTGTTGGGAATAGTAATTTGAATCATATCCTCCATATCCAGATCCATACCCGCCATATCCAGTTCTACTACTACCATGTAATCTAGAATATCGATCTGTTAATTTACTTTGAGATAGATTTCCTATGGACTGTAGTCTGTTTGTATCTACTACACGAAGTTTTTCTTTTCCATATTTTCGTACAACAACATTTGTAGCGAATAAATTACGTAAACGTTTTCTTAATGAAGCCATAATTGTATCTTTAATTTATTATAAATATAACTAACTACAGAAGCCAGGTTAAATTTTCATTATCACGCCCATTACTCCAGTCCCATGAATTTTCTGCGCTTTTATCTTTATTTGTATAAATTGTTGTATCTGTTTTTTGAAATCTAGATAATGCTCTTTTATTTAATTCAATACCTTGTTGTCTCAATTTCAAACTTGTATCTCTCAACCACAATGCAATTGCAAAACTCATTACTAAATCATCATTGTATCCAACTTGTGCTTGTGGCTTACTATTTAACCAAACAAATACAAATAATTCTTGTATTAATCTTTTAGAACGAATGATTGGACTTTTTTCACGCATATACATTTCTAATGCTGAAATCATTAATGGTCTTGTTCTTGACGTTGTAGAAACGCCTGGAACCATTTGTGATTTATCTTTCTGATCATAGCCTTTTCTTAATTGTATATCTAGATCTACATATCCATCATCTTTATATGTATAAAACAGATTTTCATAACTTCTATCTAGTGCTGGTTGTATTGCTGCCCAACCTATATTTGCATTTTCAATTGCTAATAATGCATTATTCCATTCTGTTGATACAGAAACTAACATATTACCAAATTCTTTAGGCGGGATCTTTCCTTTATATTCAGCAACTTGTTTTATATCTTGTACATCAATTACATGAAATGCTGACCAGTCAGCTCCATCTCCACGTGCGACGTCAGCTACTACTATATAATCTTTTGAGTAATCTGGATATTCCCATATCCAATATCCATTATCATAACCTCTTTTTTCTATTGGATCAATACATTTTGATTCATATTCTTGAAGTATTAATCCATCTACGACTGTATGACCAGATGATATAAAATCACAATCACATTCTTGAGCTGCTCCTCTTTCTCCTAATAATCTGGTTTGTTCATCTCTCCAAGAATTATCTCTATCAGGATGTAGATCCCATTTCAATTTAATTGTATTGAATCCATTAATATCTCCTTCAGCATCAACCCATGTTTGATGAAACCAATTACCAATACCATTTGGAGTTGATAAAACAATTGCTCCTCCTCCAGTAGATAATGTAGCTTGCGAAGCTATCCATATTTCTTCAATATTTCTAATGAATGCAGCTTCATCAACAATTAATAATGACAATGCTTCTGATCGAGCTCCTGTAGATGCACTTGATATTGCTTTAATTTCTGATCCATTTGCAAATTTTAATGATAATTTATTATTAGTTGTTATATTTGTTTTCAACCAACTAGGTAAATTTTCATTCATTGTTTGAACTTTTGAAACTAAATTTTTAGCAACATCCTGTGTGGTTGCAATTACTAATACATTAAAATCTTCATTGAATAACATGGACCACAAAGCATAGCCAGCACATAAGGTTGATATACCTAATTGTCTTGATTTTAGAATTACATTATATCGATTATCACGTAACTGAGTTAGTGTGTCTTCTTGAAAATCGAATAAATTAAATTTTATTTTTCCTTCTATTGGATGTTGAATATAACAATACTGACGCATAAAATAATTTGGATCATTTACGCATTTCTTGTATTGTTCACGTATAATTGATTTTATATCTTTTTCAGACGACATTATTGAACTACTTCAACTATTAGCT